ATCAGGAATGTTACCATAATAATAAACATTACCGGTAGTTTCAAATAGTTTACTTTCGTTTTTACGATAAGCTTCATCAGTAAAAGATTTAATCTGTTCGTCAGATTCACCTTCAGGATCCGTACCACCACCATTTTGATTACCTGATTCTGGATCATTATCAACTTCTTCTTCGGAAGGTGTGGTCTCATCATCTTTGCGTGATTCTATTTCGTCATCAGAATTTTCAGAATCATCATAACCCTCAGATTCAAATTCCATAACATCATCATAATCATCGTCAGAAGGCTCAAGTTCTTGTAGTGCAATTTTTAATTTGAGAGCAGTTTCAGCTTCTTCTTTTAAATATTGCATTACTTCTTTTGAAACATTAATTACATCTTCATAGGTTTCGGTAGTTTCAATTTTATTAACTAATTTCTTTTCAAATTCGTTAAATGAAATACCTTGAGCTGCACCACCTTTAGTGTAAAGGTTAACACGGTCAATAAAATTTAAATCGTTAAGGTCGATACCATTGGTATCAAAGAAATTCTTTTCAATAAGTTCACGGTAACCTTTAACAAATGAGGAACGAATACCGGGATATTTGTTTTTGATTTTACGCTCAATGCGTGAATCTTCTACCACATTAATTACTGAGCGAGAGATACCTTCTTCTTTTGCTTTAATTAATCCTTCTAAAGGTGTGTGCAAAGCATGACCAACTTCGTGGCCAAGGAACATATCATATAAAAATGGGGAAATTTTTGAATCTAAAATTGGTAAAGTTAAAATACGATTCTTCACATCAAAAGATGCAGTATCCACCTTGCGCTGTTCAACAGTCAAGTTTTCGGTAGCCATTAATTTGGCAAGTAGCGTTTTAGATTGTGTCAGTTCCATGAATTCTCCGATTTAAAGAACCATTATATCGTAAAAATCGCTTACCGTCAACTAAAACTTGCAATGCTGTTGTTTCCACACAACACTATTCGTACATTTCCTTGCGCAATTGGTAGTCGGAAAGGTCTTTTTCCATTCCTGTCAATGCTGCCCATTTGCGAGTGACGATATCCAAGCGTTTCCACGCAGGAATTTCTTCATCATCAGCTTTGGCATCAAGCCAAATGTAGTATCCTGAATCAGTCATGCTTAAATCCTTCATTTTTATCAAAAATTTGCTGGGAAATTGAAGCAGCCAACTCATCCGCCAGCTTCGGATTGAATTTTACAAGAAAATAAGCTACATCATCGACTGGAACATGACGCAAATTGAACATAATATCGTCAATTCCTCTTAAAATTTGTGTTTCTTCATGTTGAGCTAACATAATTTCCTCATTGTATAGTAAATTTTTCATCAATACTCATAAAACTGCCTCTTTGCTTTGCTTTTCCGACAGATTTTAACCATTCCATCTCAATATTGAATTCTTCATCAGTTAATGAATCCAAATATTCAGAATATTCTTGCCATTCTTCTGCTGTAATACTCATCTTCTCATGCTCGCTATGTCTTTTGCTTCATTATCTGAAAATACCGGAACTGCATTTGATTTATGCATTGTTCCGATGCCTTTAATTTTATCTCCTGTATACGTATTTTGGAATGTTTTTCCACAAGTGACAAAACCTGTATCTAAGGATGCGTATTTTGGAGTTTCACGGTAAAAGGGAGCCACAAGAGAAGGAATCTCCGTGGAAATATTCTTGGATTTTGATTTACTGAAATTGGTAGTTATTTTTTGAATGGAAGCTAACCATTCTTCGTGTTGCAACTTAGTTGCTTTAGATACTTTGCGTTTCTTGCATTTTGGAATATAACCATAAATCAACATAACAAATCTCCCATGTTTAAGAGACCATTGTAGTACAATTTGGTTAATAAGTCAAGCTTTGTGTTGCTTTGGAACAACACTATTACCAATACCATTTATTTGAAACGGCAGCATACTTACTTATAACAAAAAAACAGAAAAAATCAATTTTTTTGTGGTAAACTTAAATCTTCGTATTCTTCTTCTTCAAATAAATCTTCAATATCATAGTTTTTCAACTTTTTAATCTCGGCATGCTCATCACGGTGCCTACTGTGTGTATAACTATAATCATCATTGTATTCTTTGTTCTTACGGAACTTCCCTACAAACTTACTCAATTACCTCTCCTATCCAATTGTTTCAAATTTAATACCTCTGATCTTATTTTCAGGCCGATCATTAATAGCCTCACTACTTACATATGTTATGTCTGCATGTGGATAACATATCTTTACTAATTTGAGGAGTTGGCAGACGGTGCCATCGGTGTCGTTGAAATTAAATATTTCATCAACATATTTGATAGATTGCATGATTTCTCTGCGTGTTTCACGATTTTGCACATAACCACCTTGAGCCCACATCATCCACCAATCGGAGTGAATTCCCACAATTAGCCATTGACCTTTGCTTTTGCATTTCTTTATAAAGTTTATTTCTTCAAGTGTTAAGGGATCGTATATGCCGCAGGTTACTATTATTTTTTCTTTTTCGTGCATTTAAGGTAGTAAATTTGGAAAGGCCTCTTTTACAAACTTATAATTTAAACCTTTAACTCCTTGGTCTTTTCCAAAAATACCAATAATGACTTCTGCTTCACGTGGCTCTAGGGTTTCTAAAATTTGGAGCAATAGCTCGTTTCTTTTTTGTGGTGTTAGCTTTTCAGCCGTAACATCACCTTTTCTAAACAAGTATAATTTACGTAATTCTGTGGACAATTGTGTTCTTGAAAGTCCAGGCAAAGTATCGCTTGGAATTTTATAATTATCCGGCATTTCTTTAATTAACCATTCAAAATCAGGATGAAAAGTTAATTGTAAAACATCTACTAATGTTTTGGATAAATTCTTTTCAATTACCAACATTCTGGCTTTTTTTGTTGTTGCTTCTTCAAATTCATCAAATACTTCGTATAAATTTTTCATTAGAATTCCTCAATCACTTCCATTAGATTTTTCAATTTGTTTTCAATAAAGTAATTTAACAACTTACCTTTAGCTGGTTTTGTTTCTTCATATGTATTTATAATCTTTTCCTTGATTTCTTGTGGAATAAGAGAAAGATCAATCAAAGTGGCATTTCTGGAATAGTTAACCTTATCAGTTTCACCATAATTAGCCACATCTTCTTTAAGGTATTTATCTAATACTGCCTTGGTGATTGGTTTCTGACGGAGGTCACGGACAAAGCAATCGGAAGGCGAAAACATGTTAGGTATACCATCACCTTTATCTCCACGAATAATCTTCTCCTTGAGTTCTAGGATAGGGTTCTCCGACTTCACATATTTCTTTTGTGATGGATTATATTGTTTAACATTATTATAATTCTGTAATTGCAAAAAGTCGCCATCACTCGATAATATCAAAATCTTTTCGTGAGCTGCATGGCGAGGTACTAATGTGCCAATGATATCATCAGCTTCAGCACCTTCAACATCAATTACTTTATATGGGAAATTATCTTTGAGTTCTTGCTTAAATTTGGCAAGCATATCAAAAATTAAATGCCAGTCCAAATCAGATTTTTCACGATTCTTTTTACGGCTAGCTTTGTAGAATGGAAAGAATTCTTTGCGCCAATACTTACGATTATCACAACATAATATCACTTCACCATATTCCTTTTTAAAGGTTTTAACATGGTTACGAATAATATTCAGTACCATATGGCGAATTAAATTTTCATCTAATTTACCTTTTTGGTTAGCAATTTGTGCCATTAATCCGGCAAGTAATACTTGGTTTAGGTCAACCAAAATCATAACAAACTTTCAATAGTTTCAATAAGTAATCAGTTTAACACTATTCTCTTAAATTGTCAAGTAATTTATTAACAAAGCTATCCGATGTAGTGGTTTTCTTAGCCATAATACCATACCAGTTGGCAGGTATTAATCCAGAAATATATTCGTAGGGTTCAATAAACACCGCATCAAATGTATCAATATCATAAATTCCATCTACATCATTATCTTCTTTAAATAAAATAACATGATAAGAATCACCCATTGCACTACTACCAAGTTTTTCTCCTGGATTAGTATATCTCGCACCTTCTAGATGTAATTGTTCTTTAGTGTCGCCTGGTAGAAAAAAGATAGCGTCGTATGGACCTTCAGGATCGTCCCTCAGGCATTTTAGAAAGTCTAGCATTGTAATCCTTGATATGTGATTTTCGTACTCTTACCATTATCCATGTGTTATAGTAATCCTCGGATTCCATAACGCCACGGACAAATTGTTCTTTTGCTTCTAGATAACCACATTCGCCTTTAGAATGGCATAGATGTAATATTTCACGTGTAAATTGATCATGACCTAATGATAACACATCTTGCTTCAGTATGTCACTACTTCCATAGTAAGTTTGCCAATCACTTGGAACCTTGATCTTTTTCTTTTTCCCCTTGACTTGTTTCGTTTTGGTAGAATAGAAAAATTTCTTACCTATGTATTTTTTACCACTTGATATATTGGTAATAAGATAAACAAATCCATAGAAATCTTGGATTTGTTCTTCAGTAAAATCTGTATTATTATATTGCCAGTTTAGTCCCATTGTCCATCATCGTCCAAATTATCATCATCCTCTATGTAGGCTTCAGATAATTCTTCAATGACTTCGCCGCAAAATGGGCAATGTTCAGGTAGATGTTGAGATACTAATTCTTCCATATATTCTATATTATAAGATGATTCACAACTGGAGCATTCTCCGGATAAATTTTTGTTTGTCATACGACATCCTTATTCTTTCTAAGCCCAAACTTCTGACCAATTTCCTGATAAAGCACCTTTTGCATAATCGGTTGCACGATTCTCAAAGAAATTGGTATGTGTTGGTGCGTTAATCATTTCTTCTACCCAAGGCAAAGGATTTCTTTTTACTTTAAATATGCCTTTTAGTCCTAATGATATTAATCTACGATCAGCAATGTAACGAATATATTTCTTAACATCTGCGGCCGTTAAATCTTCCATATCACCCATCTTAAATGCTAGATCGATAAACTTATCCTCAAGTTGAACCATTCGATCAGCAATCGTATATATCTTACCTTTTAATTCATCGTTCCAAATTTCACGATTCTCTTCTATATATGTCCTAAACAATTTGATCATTGATTCACAATGTTGTGTTTCATCTACAATTGACCAAGTTACGATTTGACCCATACCTTTCATTTTACCATGGCGAGGGAAATTCAATAACATAATGAATGATGAGAACAATTGCATACCTTCAGTAAAGGCAGAAAATGTTGCAATGTGCGTTGCAGTATTTTCTTTTGTAGTATTCTTTGAAGCAATGTCTAACACATAATCATGCTTCTCTTTCATTTCAGCATATTCAGAAAATTCACTATAGGTCGTTTCAGGTAAACCTAAAGTTTCAATCAAATGAGAATAAGCAGCAATGTGTAGTGCTTCACGAGCAGCAAAGCCCATGAGCATCATTCTTACTTCAGGTTGTGGGAAATAAGGTAAATAATTGCGAACATAACCGCCAGCAACATCAATATCTCCTTGGGTGAAGAATCTGAAAATGTGTGTGAGAAATTGTTTTTCTGCAACGGTGAGTTTCTTTTTCCAATCTTTGACATCTTCGAGCATAGGAACTTCCGTATGCAACCAATGAGATTGTTCATGTTTGAGCCAAGCATCGTATGCCCATGGATAGTTAAAAGGTTTAAAATAGGTTCTGTTTTCTGTTACATCTAATTCTAATTTCTTAATCATTTTATCCTTCGCAGGCAATGCAATCATTACCTTGTGCTATTTGTGTCATGTCGATTTCTTTAATAATTTCTCTTTGGATTTTCTTTGATACTTTATCTGCTTTACCAATCTTTTCAGAACGGCAATAGTATAAAGTTTTTAATCCTTTTTTCCATGCCATAAAATGAATTGCATGAATGTATTTAATATGTGCATCAGGTCTAAAGAATAAATTTAACGATTGTGCTTGGTCAATATACGCTTGACGGTCTGCCGCAAGGTCGATAACCCACCTTTGGTCAATTTCCATTGAGGTTTTGAAAGTATCTCGTTCTGCATCAGAGAGTATATCAAGGTGCTGACAAGAGCCATCATTAGCAATAATAGAACTCCAAGCATCAGCGTAATCTTGTTCATTACCATATGTCTTTACCTTTAAAATTTGATCCAACCATTTATTTTTATTTAGGAAGGAACCTGATAAAGTATCTTGACGATAAGCATTTGCACGATACGGCTCAATAGAAGGAGAAGTGTTTCCCATAATAATTGAAGAGGATGCGTTTGGTGCAATAGCCATAAGATGACTAAAACGATTGCCGGTTCCTACTGCATCAGGAGCCTCACCTCTTTCTTTACCCAATTCAATATTAGCTTTATCTAATCCTTCTCGAATAGTTTTGAATATACGATTGTTAGCAACTTTGGCCATAACTCCTTCAAAAGCAATTCCGTTACGCTGTAAATAAGCATGAAACCCGAGAGCACCGATGCCAATAGAACGTTCTCGCTGAGCTGAGTATTTGGCACGAGCGATAGCATCAGGAGCATTATCAATAAAGTAATTAAGCACGTTGTCAAGCATCTCAGCAACGTCTTTAAGAAAAAGTCCGTTATCTTTCCATTCATCATAATTCTCCAAGTTCAAAGAAGATAAACAACATACTGCTGTGCGTTGTTCATTGGTCGGTAAAATAATTTCGGAACAAAGGTTTGATTGATGTACTTTTAAACCTTTGTCTTTTAACCATTTGGGTAAATTGTTATTGCTTGTGTCAATGTAGTGAATATATGGTTCACCGGTCATCATGCGCAATTCTAAAATCTTCTGCCAAAGTTCTTTTGCGGATACAACTTCCTTTACTTCACCAGAATGTGGATCTTTTAATTCCCATTTATCATCCGCATCAACATCTAACATACACGATTCAATGATATTCATAAAATCATCGGTGATATTAATGCCATGGTGTAAATTTAAACAACGTTGATTTGGATCGCCTGTTGGCTTCCTCATTTCCAAGAAACTAACGATGTCAGGATGAGATATATCAAGATAAGCGGCGTAAGAACCACGCCGAGTACGACCTTGGCGATAAGCGAGAGAGCTTGCATCATAAATTTTGAGGTGTGGCATAACACCAGTAGACTTATCATCAGCGGCACGGATGCCAAAACCAATACCCACACCACCACCGAGCATAGAAAGCCAATTTGTTTCTGAGAGGTTTTCAACTAATCCCTCCGCAGTATCTTCGATATAATTAAGAAAACACGATATAGGCATCCCACGCTTAGAACGACCAAAACTAAGAATGGGAGTAGAATAGCTGAGCCAATGCTTGCTAGCATAATCGTACAACCTTTGGGCATGTTCCGGAGAGGAACTAAACGATTTTGAAACGAATGCGAATCTGTGTTGTGGACTTTCTTCATCATCTTTCATGTAACTTTCTTTTAACCGCTTGATTCCTAATTCATCGAATAGTTTATCACGCTCTAAATCTATACTAATGCCCAAATATTTCATTTGTCACCTTTTCTAATTATTATTGCTACTATTATTTAAATCTTTTTCCAGTTTACGAATTCCATCTTTGCTCTGAGATTTACAAAGGTATTATTATCTATGAAATCGTGTATTTCATCCAGTGAAAAACCTGCAAGTATCATATCATTAATATCTTTTTCTTCAATCATTTCTGGCCAAATAACAACATTAAAGTGATTGTCAATTGCGTGTTCCATCTTCTTAACAATCTCTTTGTTACGTGGCTCATTATCAAAGATTAAAACCACCTTGGACTTGTCCAATACATCGGTAATCGATTCCAAATTAGAGTCTGCTGTTGCTACTGCATTATCTAAAAACATTGAATCGATTGGACCTTCCACAACATATACTAATTTATCCTCATCTATCCGGTCAAGCCCAAAAACTTTTTTATTTTCATCATGAAGTTTTAAGGTAATGTACCTTAAATTGGATTCACCTAACGACCTACCTTGAATGGCGATGAGATTCTTTTCCTTGTCATAGAACGGTATGACGAGCCGCTTATCATCCTTATGAAGTCCCTCTTTTTCAATCCCCAAACTTGTAACGAATTCTTTGAAATCTTCCGCATAATATAGTTGCGATGAAAAGGCCTCTGGAATCCGTCTTTGCTGAACATAGCTTTTAGCAAAATGCGCTTCTGGTAAAGAGTCGATTGAAGGAAGTTCCAACGCCTTTTTAAACTTCGGCGCTTCTTGCCTAATCTCTTGAAATTCGGGTTTGGGATAATTGTTGTTTCCTGTTTCACCATTTTTGTATCTCTCAAGTTGATATTCTTTTAATAGATTAGGATCAATCTGCTTTAAAAAATTATAAAATGTGGTACTGATGCCACAATTATGACACATATAGAAGTAATCATTTTTCTTACGAAAAACGTAACCTCTTGATTTGAATTTGTTCTTTTGGGAATCGCCGCATAGGGGGCACCGAAAATTATAAAGATCGTCCTTTTTCTTGGCAAATCTTTGTAATTTGGGCGCAACTTGTAACAGGAATGACCTGTCGATGAAAACACTCATGATATATTATTTCAAAAAAGTAAAAAAATTAATTACCGCCAGTTAATAATTTCATTATATCAAAATTTAAACGGGATAGCAACCATGACAATACAACAACACCACCTATAAGCATCCACTTCCATTGTGAAAGTTTATACAATTTCTCTTTTTCGGTATCTTGGTGTTCTTTTATACTTCTACTTAAAGATTTAAA